GGAGGTAAAGAAATTGAATCTGTAGACTCTGTGAAGCGTTTTGCACCTAAAATTTACTCAACTTTCAACAGAGCAGTCACTGCTGCTGATTATGAGGCACTAATTCCTAAAATTTACCCTGAAGCTGAGTCAGTTTCAGTTTTTGGAGGTGAAGAATTAAATCCTCCTCAATATGGAAAGGTTTTTATCACTATAAAACCATTTTATGGACCTTTTGTACCAGATTCTATCAAAAATAACCTTAAATCCATATTAAGGAAGTATTCTGTTGCTGGAATCATTGCAGAAATCAATGATTTGAAATATTTGTATGTTGAAGTTGATGTAAATGCATATTATAACCCAAGTTTAGCTTCTGATGCAAATTCAGTCAAAACTGTAGTGACAAATAACATTACATCATATGCAGATTCAGCAGATATGAATAAATACGGTGCAAAATTCAAATATAGTAAATTTCAAGGAATTATTGATAATTCTCATGACTCAATTACTTCCAATATCACTAAAGTTGAAATTAGAAGAGATATGCAACCCAAAATGAATCAAGTTGCAGAATATGAGTTATGTTTTGGTAATCCTTTTTATGTAAAAAATAAAAATGGTTATAATATTAAATCATCTGGATTTACTATATTCGGAATACCAAATACTGTTTATTTGGGAGATATTCCAAATGATGATGAAAGAACTGGTAAATTATTCTTCTTCAGGTTGCAAGGTACTAATAGTCCAGTCATTGTAAGTCAAAATGTTGGAACTATTGATTATGAAAGAGCAGAAGTTTTATTAAATCCAGTTAATATTACAGGTACATCTAAAAAAGTTCAGGATGTGCCAATAATTGAGGTTTCTGCTTGCCCTCAATCAAATGATGTCATTGGATTGCAAGATTTATATCTACAATTAGATGTAAATAATAGTACTGTAGATATGGTTTCTGATACCATTACTTCAGGTGATAATTCTTCTGGAACTCTTTATACAGCTACTTCCAGTTATATAGAGGGAAATATAACAAGAACGTCTGAAGAAGAGAGTTTAAATACTACCCTCACTTCCTCAGATACATATATCATAGGGTCTACTTCTACAACATATTAATCCCTCTCATAAGGATACATGTCAGACAATACAAGGGTCAAAATTAGTTCAGTTGTTAAAAATCAACTGCCAGATTTTATAAGAGCGGATTTTCCTCTTGCTGGAGATTTCTTAGCACAATATTATACTGCTATAGAGAATCAAGGTTCAACTCTTGATGTTCTACAGAATATAGACAAATATGTAAAAATAGATGAGTTAACAGATCTTATAGATTCTACAACTCTTTCAAGTAACGTAGGTATTGCTGATAATTCAATTTCTGTTAAATCTACTACAGGATTTCCAGAATCTTATGGTTTACTTCAAATTAATAATGAGATTATAACATATACTGGAATTACTACTAATTCCTTTACTGGATGTTCTAGAGGATTTAGTGGAATTACATCGTATAGAAGTCCTAATAAACCTGATGAACTTGTATTTTCTCATTCTGGAATATCTACTCATTCTTCAGGAAATGTAGTTAATAATTTAAGTATTCGTTTCTTACAAGAATTTTTTAAAAAAGTAAAGAAACAAGTTACTCCTGGTTTTGAAGATAGATCTTTTTCTAAGGACATAGATGAAAGATTGTTTATTAAACAATCTAAAGATTTCTATTCTTCTAAAGGAACTGATCAATCTTTTGAAATTTTATTCAGAGCTCTTTACGGTAAGGATGTTGAGATATTAAAACCACGTGATTTTTTATTCATTCCATCTCAATCTAATTATAAAGTATCAAAACATATTATAGCAGAACCAATTGAAGGTGATCCTAGAAAACTTGTTAATAGAAACTTATTCCAAGATGCTGTAGATGGATTTGAGGGAGTAACTGCTGCTGTAAGTGATGTAGAATCTGTTGTAAGAGGAGATAAGACATATTATAAGTTAAGTTTGGATTATGATAAAAATTCTGAAAGAGTATCTGGAGAGTTTCCAATTCATCCTAGTACAAAATTAATAGATAATGTTTCTATTGGCGGAACTGTATTAACTGTTGATTCCACTGTTGGATTTAGTACAATTGGATCTTTAATTGCTAATTTTGATGATGGAACTTCTTCTACTATAAAATATGAATCAAAATCATTAACTCAGTTTTTTGGATGTTCTGGAATTACTAGAAGTATAGATTCTACTCAAGATCTTAAAATGGATTCCTATGCTTATGGGTATTCTGGAGTAGGAACTGCTAATATAGTTAAACTTAGAGTAACTGGTGTTTTACAAGATTTAGATTTAAATTTAAATACTGCTACTTATAACGAAGTTGGAGATGTTATAGAACCTAGAGGATTAGGATCTAAGCAAGATGATACTGTTTCAAAATCTTTATTTTATAATGTATCAACTACTTATGATGTAGATTCTATTAAACTTATTGATAAATCAAACTTTACTTATCAAGTATCTTTTTATGATGATCATTCTTTTATAGTAGGAGATAATGCTCTTATTAATGGTTCATCATGTTCTATTATATCTCTAGTCAGCTCTAAGGAAGTTTTAATAAAAGGTTCAGGCGAATTATCTCTTACGGCATCTTATAAAATACAAAGATTATTATCTAAAGCTAATTTAAGTAATTATCCTAATACAAGCATCTATACTACAAATATTCAGAATTCTTATGTAGATTCTGATGGTGCAGTTTATATTGCTTCTCCATCACTTCCAGATTACTTTAATGAAGATTTGGATATTAGAGATACTGTACTTTATTTTTCTCAAGTTCTTATCAATCAAGAAGATATAATAATTCCTAATCATGGATTACTTACTGGAGAAAAAGTAAAATATATACCAGGAACTGGAACTAATAAGTTAGATATATTAGAACAAGAATATTTTGTTAAAAAAGTAGATAATAATACTATTAAACTTGCAAGAAGTCTTTCAAATGTTTATACTGGAAAATATATAGGTCTTTCTGGTAGTGTAACTAATAATAGATTAGAGTTGGCAAGATTTGCTAATAAGTCTTTAATATCTCAAAATTTAATAAGAAAAATTGAAACACCAACTCCATCTACAATTTCTAAATCCACTCAAATAGGAAAAACTGGTATTTTAATTAATGGTGTTGAAATTCTTAATTATAAGTCAAATGATGTTGTTTATTATGGAAAAGTAAATGATATTTCTGTTACTGCTGAAGGAAGTGGTTATGATTTAGTCAATCCACCTTTAGTTACTATTACAGACCCTGTTGGATCTGGTGTGTCTGCTTTTTGTGAAGTTTCTGGTAATTTAGAAAGGATTGATGTAGTAGATGGTGGATTTGATTATATTACTACTCCTACGTTAAAAATAACAGGAGGAAATGGGATTGGATGTGTTGCATATCCTAATTTAGTGATGAAGGATCATTCTCCTGAATTCGATTCTACTGAAGACGGAGAATTGATAGATCTTACTAATAATACTATTGGTTTTTCAACATTTCATAAGTTTAGAGATGGTGAGTTAATTACTTATAATCCAGAGGGGCAAACTGCTATAGCTGGATTAACCACTGATGCTGCATACTATTGTTGTGTTAAAAGTTCTACTACAGTAACTTTACATACAGATTATAATGAGGCTATAGTGGGTATTTCTCCTATAGATCTTACAGATTATGGAACTGGTCTTCATAAATTAGAATGCGCTAATAAGAAGAGAGTTATTAATTCAGTAAGTATTGCTAGTTCTGGTATAGGATATAGAAACAGATTAACTTCCACAACTTCTGCTGGTATTAATACTGCTAATAATACAATTAATATTGTTAATCATGGATATAGGACTGGAGAGAAGTTAAGATATGATACAAAATCAACAACACCTATTTTAGGACTGACAACACAAACTGATTATTATGTTTCAGATGTTGATGGCAATTCATTCAGATTATCTGCTGTAGGTGTAGGTTCTACTTCTCCAACTCATTATTTAAGAAGTAAAGAATATGTAAATTTACTCTCTGGTGGAACTGGAGATCATGAATTTAATTATCCTCCAATCACAATAACAGTAGATGGTAATATTGGAGTTACTACATTTACTGGACAAAATTTCCAAGCACAATTAAGACCAATTGTAAAAGGAACTATAGAATCTTTATATGTTCCTCATGGTGGTTCTGCATATGGATCAGCAGATATCATTAACTATAATAGACAACCTAATATTACTCTTAAGACTGGTAAAAATGCAGAATTGCTTCCTATAGTTGATGATAAAACTGGAAGAGTAACTGATGTATTAGTTAAAAATGGTGGATCAGAATATAATTCTCCTCCAGAGTTAACCATGATGGGAGATGGTTCAGGAACTACATTTGTTCCAATATTAAAGTCTGGATCTATAGAATCTGTAAGAGTAGTTAATAGTGGAATTGGATATACTTCTACTAATGCAAGTATTAAAGTTACTTCAAATGGACAAGGTGCTAAGTTTTATTCTAATATAAAAACTTGGACTATAAACAATGTCCAAAGATTAATTCAAAATGATCAAATTACATCTGATGATGGTGTTATTAGTAATGGATTTAATGAAAAATATGAATTAGAATATTCTCATGCATATGCTCCTAGAAAATTAAGACAATCTACTTATGTCAAAAAAGATGTAGGTGATAAAGAAATCTTTATTTCTGATTTAACTCTTAATATTAATGCTCAAGAAGAAAATTCTGCTGTTCATTCTCCTATTCTTGGATGGGCATATGATGGTTCTCCAATTTATGGTCCATATGGATATGAAGATAATTCTGGTGGACCTTTAAAGATTTTGGAATCTGGATATTCAATTTCAATATCCTCTGAGAGACCAAATCCATTAACTGCTTCTGGCGATCAAGTATATTCTAATGGATTTTTTGTAGAGGATTATGTATATCACCCAGATAAAGACTTAGATGAGCACAATGGAAGATTCTGTAAGACTCCAGAATATCCAAATGGAGTGTATGCTTATTTTTCTACTATTAATCCAACTACTTTTGATTCTGAAGGATCATTTAAAAATTATCGTCAACCAGTATTCCCTTACTTTATAGGAAATTCTTATAAATCAGAACCTATAGAATATAATTTTAGTTATCTTTCAAATCAAGATGATATTGATTTAAATAAGACTGATTTAGTAAGAAATACCTCATCTTATAATTTTCTTTTTAGTAAATCTACTTATGATTTCTTAGTAAATCCTAATTTTATTAGAGAGCAAAAAACTTATATTACACAAACATCTACAGGTGTGATTGAAGAAGTTGGAATTAAAACAGGAGGAGATGGTTATAAAGTTAATGATATTATAGTATTTGATGATACTGGAACTAGTGGATATGGAGCAGAAGCTCAAGTAAGTTCTGTTGGAGGAAAAACTATTAGTAATATTAGTATTGCTAATACAAACTTTTCAAATGTAGAATTTATTCCTTCCAATAAGGTAGGAAAATTTGTAGGATATACTACTGTTCCTCATAATTTTTATTTAAATGACTTTGTTACTATTAGTGGATTAAGTACTGGTATAATTCCTAATAATACAATTAGACCCGTAGGAGTAACTACTAGTAGGTTTAAATTAAATGTAGGAATAAGTTCCGCAGGTGCTACTGGTCTTACGACATATTTTAATATTGATGGCAATTATGATGAAATTGAACCTAATGATGTTTTAGGAATAGGAACTGAATGTGTAAAAGTATTGAATGTAGATAAAGATTTACAAAGAGTAAGAGTTCTTAGAAATCATCAATCTACAATAGGTTCTGCTCATACTGCTACTTCTTTATTAGAAGAAAAACCTAGAACTTTCAGATTTACTTATAACACACCAGAAAGTTTGGAATTGAGATTAAATAAAGAATTTTATTTTAATCCAAAAGAATCTGTAGCATTAGGAGTTGATTCTGGAGTTGGTATTGGAACTACTCTTTCATTCTCTAATGCAGGAACTGGAATAACTGAACTTTACGTTCCTACCAAGTCAATTTATATTAAAGATCATAAACTTGAAATGGGTGATGCTTTAACATATAGGATTAATAACGGAACTGCTCTTGGCGTTTCTACTGATGGAACCATGTCATTTACTTTGGCACAAGGTTCTACTGTATATGCTGCTCCTATATCTAAAGATTTAATTGGAATTGCAACTGTTAGAGTTGGATTGGGTGCTACTGGATCTTTTGAGGGTATTAGTGAGACCACTAAAGATAAAAGCACTTTATTCTTCACTGGAATAGGAACAGGTCTATATCATAGTTTTAAAACTAATTATAGCAATGCATTGAGTGGATCAATTAAGAGATCATTAGCAACAGTATCTACATCATCTACTCATGGATTATTAGCTAATAATGCTATAGATTTAATTTCATTACCAGGAATAACAACTACTATTAATGTAGCATATAATGATTACAATAGAAGATTAGTTATTAACCCTAGAACATTTGCTTCAGGAAATATTAATACTACTAATAACACTATTACTATATCTAAGCATGGTTATTACACTGGACAAAAAGTTATCTATACCGCAACTACTGCATCTGGAGGATTAGCAGATAATCAAATTTATTATGTATTTGTGGTTGATGAAGATACAATTAAATTATCAAATCAATATGAGGAGTCTTTGAGATCTTATCCTAAGATAGTTAATATTACTAGTGCTCAAGCTGGTACTATTTCTCCTATAAACCCTCAACTATTGTTTGATAGAAATGAAGAAATAATATTTGATTTGTCAGATTCTTCATTATCATTTACTGATGATGATGTACAATATAGTGCTTTTGATTTTGTTCTTTATTCTGATAAAAATTTAAATAATGTTTTTTATTCATCTGGACAAAGTGATGATTTTAATATAAGCAGTTCAGGAGCAATAGGTAAAGATTCTGATGCAAAATTAACTGTTAAAAAATTAAATGAAATAAGTCAACCTTTATATTATAATTTAGTTCCTATAAATCAAGATTCTAATAGTGAAGTTAAGAAAGAAATAATTAGAGACACCTTACATATTAAAAATGCTAATGGAAGTCTTATAGTAGAAAATTCTTTAAATGGAATGAAATCCATTGCAGGTGTAGGTTCTACTACTTTTAATGTAACAATAACTTCTTCTCCTAAAAAATTAGAATATTCTAATGAGGATGGAACTTTTAAATATGATGTTTATAGTGTTGGAGCTAAAGGACCAATATCAAATATAAGAGTTTTAGATTCTGGATTGGAATATAGAACTCTTCCAGGAATTAGTACTATTGTATCTACAACAGGTAATAATGCAATTTTAGAACCAAGAAGTTCTACAATTGGCAGAATATCTAATGTAGATATTCAAGATATTGGATTTGATTATCCTGCTGATAAAACTCTTAAACCAGAAGCTCAAATTCCACAATTAATTAAGGTTGATAGTTATTCTTCCATTGATAATATTGGAATTACTTCTACTGGAAATAATTATCTAGATGCGCCTGGATTGGTGGTATTAGATGGAGTAACTAATAAGGTTGTTGGGGATATAGATTTAACTTATAAATTAGGTGATGAGAATGTTACTGTCTTAAAGAATACTAGAGTTTTAAATAGAGTTGAACCAACTATTCTTCCAACAGGTAATTCTAATGGAGTAAATATTGCCTCTGCTGATTTTAATGAATCTAATCAGAAAGTAACAATATCTATTGGAGTTAGTTATAGTTCTTTGGATGATTATCCATTTGAGGTTGGTAAGAAAGTAATGATTGAAGGTATCAGTGTTGGAGTAGGAAGCACTGGTAGTGGATATAATTCTGCAAATTATGAATATAAGTTATTTGAAATATTAGCTACTGATCCTAATATTGGAGGAACTTTAGGAACTATAACATATAGTTTAGCTGGAGTTATTCCTGATGGAAAAATTCCTGGAACTTATAATTCATCTTCTATAGGTAGAGTTATAAGAGAGGAAGATTTTCCTACATTTAGGACTACTTTGAAAGGTAATCAATTTGATGTTGGAGAAACTTTAGAATCTGATACTGCAGTTGGTCTTCTTCAATCATTTAACATGTTGAATGGTTATTTGAAGGTATCTTCTTCTGGTGATTTTAAAGTAGGAGATGATCTTGTTGGAGAATCATCTGGAACCAAAGCAACTGTTACTGAGCATATTTCTTATAAGTCTTTATATAATATTCAATCATCTTCTTTAGTTAATGAAGGATGGAAGGATAATTTTGGATTTTTAAATGATAATGAGCAAAGATTATTTGATAGTGATTATTATCAATATTTCTCATATTCAATTAAATCAGAAGTAGAACTTGCTAAATGGAAAGATACTGTAAATTCATTAAATCATACTGCAGGATTTAAGAAGTTTAGTGATTTAGTTTTAAGAAATGATGTTAGTGTTGGTTTATCAACTGTTCAAGATGGAAGTAGTTTTGATGTTATTACAGCTTTAGTAGAACCAATTAGTTTGAATACTGTATTTGACTTTGATTTATCTAGAGAGAAAAATGCAGAAATTGATGGTAATATTATTTCTGATGAAATAGTTTTTACTTCTAGAGATCTTAAAGATTATACTGGATCTGTGGGTAATAGAGTATTATCTATTGATGATTTTAGTTCTACTTTTAATAATAATGCAAGAACAGATCCATTCATGGCAGTGGATACATTTAACTTAGTAGGAGCAAGAGATAGAAAATCAATTGTTTATATTAGAGATAAACGATTTACTGGAGAAAGACAAGTCATGGTTGTTAATGCTCTCCATGATGAGTCTGGTAATTTCTTCTTAAATCAGTATGGTTCAGTTTGGACTGAGAAGGAGTTGGGTTCTTGTGATATGTCTATGAGCGGAAGCACTGGACAATTATTATTCTATCCTAAGAAATTTGCTTACAATAATTATGATGTGTCCGTTATTGGTTATAATGTAGGAGATTCTACTGCTGGAATAGGTTCTACTGATTTTGGTAGTATTGTTAATGTTGGCAGTGATAGTC